GGATCAAGGAACGCTGGAAAGAGATGTATGGTGGGTATGACAGGTGGGGCGAAGAGATCGGCGTGCTCGAACGGGGCACGACCTACCAACGGGTGGGCCTGGCTTTCAACGAGATGGGTTTTGCAGAGCAAGACGAACGCAACGAAAGCCGCATTTTGGGGCCGTTCGGCGTGCCTCCCATCCTGATCGGCAGCCGCATCGGCCTGATGCGCTCCACCTACAGCAACTACGAAGAGGCAAGAAAAGCGTTTTGGCAGGATACGATGGTGCCGGAAAACACGCTTTTCGAGGTGGATTATCAATACTACCTGAGCGACGGCGAGGCGTGGCCTGCCTTTGACTATGGCAAGGTGCCGGCCTTTCAGGAGATCCGCTACCAGCAGCAAAAACAGATGGCCGATGCGTTCAAGAGCGGCGCGGTCACCCGTGACGAGTACCGGCGTGCTTTGGGCCTGCCCGAGCTTGGGCCTCCGCAGGGTGAGCGCTTCGTGGTCAGCCCGATGATGATCGAGGTGCCCGTGGTGCCGGGCATTGCCGAGGGCACAGACGAGCAGATCACCAGCGATTCAGACACGCGCAAGGTTGTGTCCTTTCCGATTAAAAAAAAAGCACCTTTACAACCGAACAGAAGGATCGAGTCGCTAAACGGCTAGATCAGACGGCAGAGAGCTGGGAGCCGGAATACACCGAGGCGGCAAAAACAGCACTCGAACGTGATCGGCGTGCGGTTCTGGCACGGGCGCAAGCGGCGGCCAAGGCATTCCGGCAGGCCAAGCAGTCAATGGACTGGACGCAGATCCAGCGCGATTGGGATGATTACTTTGAGAACCAAGCGCCGGCCAACTGGCGAGAGGAGTTCATGCCGCTACTGGTGGGCGTGACCACCGACGCCAACGAGGTATGGACGGCAGAGCTTGGAATACAGTTCAACGTCAGAAATCTGTTTGAGCAGTATGCTCTAGAGTTCGAGGCATACGGCATGACCTTTGCCCAAGAGCCGCTTGAGACGACGGTAAAAGACCTGTTCGCCATCTTGCGCGTGGCCGAGCGGGAAGGGTGGACCATCGAGAAGCTCAACGGCGCGATTGATGCGCTGTGGAATGTGTACCTGAACGATGATACCCTGACCGACGAGGAGCGGGGTTGGTTTGTGGACCGCACGCCCCGCTACCGGGTAGAGATGATCAGTCGAACCGAGAGTATGCACGCGGCAAACTTTGGTTCTAATGCTCTCTTCCAGGCATACGGGGCGCAAGAGCACGAGTGGGTAGCCACCAACGACATACGCACGAGGCCGACACATGCGGCTGCTCATGGGCAGGTCCGAACCATCGGGCAGCCCTTCGAGGTGGGCAATTCGCTTTTGCTCTACCCCCTGGATAGCAGCTTGGGGGCTGATGCAAGTGAGATCGTCAACTGCCGGTGTGTGACGGTGCCGGTGATCCCTGATGAGGTGGAACAGCCCGAATTGCCGGGCATTGTATAGACAGCTTGCGAGAGCCGGCAAACTTTCGCAGGCCAATAGAAGAGAAAGGTGGGGGCAATGGCAAGGAAAAGTGTGCATCGATTACCTTTACCATTGAGATGTGCGCGATGCAATCAGCCTTTAGAGGCTGGGACGCTGGTAGTAGTGGATGACAAGTTGGAAACCGTGTGCTTGCGGTGCATCAGCAAGGAGGAGCACCAGGCACGGCACAAGGTAGGGCCAACAGAGTACAAGAAAGAGTATGCCAACGCCGAGAACGGATGAATCACGAGAGCAGTTTCTAGAGCGCTGTATCCCCGTCGTATTGGGGGATGGAACGGCAGACAACGCCGAACAAGCGGCGGCTGTTTGCTATTCCCTGTGGGAACAAGCGGATAAGGGGGTACAGGAGCAAGGTGAGGTGGAGCAAGCAAAAGAGCACAAGGTGCTACCTTCTATCATCACAAAGGTAGACAACGAGCAGGGCATTGTAGAGCATACGGTTGCCGTGATGGGCAATGTTGACTTTGGAAATGATCGCATCCACCAGGGCGCGTTTACCAAGACGATCACAGAGCGCATGGGCAAGATCCGCGTGCTCGATACGCACAACTCCGGCAGCGTGCGAGACGTGATCGGCAAGCCCCTGGCGCTGTGGGAGGTCGGCAAGGAGCAGTTACCTGCCGATGTGCTGGCCCACTATCCCGACGCAACGGGGGCGCTGATGGCACGCACGCAGTTCTTGATGGACACGCCCGAGGGCAAAGGTGCGTTCGTGCGGATTCGAGACGGCGCTGTGGGTGAATACTCGATTGGGTATGACCCGATCCTTGCCGATTATACCGATGAAACCATAGGCGGCAAGGAGCAGACTATACGCAATCTCAAAGAGATCCGGCTATGGGAGTATTCGCCCGTGGCCTTTGCCATGAATCCAGCAACGAGCACCCTGAGCGCCAAACAGGAGCAGCCCCGCTATGTGGGATCTGAGGATGAAAAGGGGGCAAGCGGGTCTACCTCGTTGCCCATTGCCGATAGGGACCGGGCATGGGACTCTACTGCAGCGGTGGCCGGGATTCGGCGTGCAACAGGTAGCGAGGATGCCCCGAGTGAGCGGTACAGGCAGGGCTTCTTCTGGTATGACTCGGGCGCGGCTGACCAGTTCGGCAGCTACAAGCTGCCCTTTGCGGCTGAGGTGGATGGGCGATTGACGGCGATCCCTCGTGGCATCTTTGCCACAGCGGCGGTTTTGCAAGGTAGCCGGGGCGGCGTGGACATCCCCGAGGACGATCGTGATGCCGTGCGCTCCCGTGTGGCGCGGTATTATGCCCGTATGCGTGAGCAGTTTGATGATAGCAGCATCGTGCCACCGTGGGAAAAGGCCGAAGAGCCGGAGCTCGAGGCCAAGGTGGGCCGCACGTTCAGCGCCGCCAACATCCGGCGCATTCAGGGGGCGATTGATGGCGTTCAGCAGGCATTGAGTGACCTTGAGCAAATGCTATCAGGGGCCATGCCGGATGAACCGGAGACAGAAGAAGAGCAGAGCAAAGAAGCACCTCCACAAGAGGAGGCCGCTTTGGATAGCCAGCAAGAGCAAGATGACGAACCCGAGGCCGGGCCGCCCGATCAGGCACCCACCGAGAAAGGGATCACGCTGGCAGATGTGGAACAATGGATCATTGAGATCCAATCCCAACTTTCGGAGGAAACAAAGTGAACAGAAAAGAGATGCTTGAAAAAGCCAATGTCCTTTTTCAGGAGGCCAGGGGCTTGATCGAGCTGGAAAAGATCAGCCCCGAAGACGCAGAGCGCCGGGATAAGCTGATTGTTGAGGCTCAGAGCTGGCGGCAAAAGGCCACCCAGCTTCGAGAGGTCGAAGAGGCGGCCAAGGCGTATCAGGATGCCAAAGATGCGCCCGATCCCGCCAAGGCGAAGATCAAGAACGTCGGGCAGTGGTTGACCAAAGTTCACCAGTTCTACAATCCAACCTACCGTTTCCCGGTCACCGAACTGGGGCAGCCGTTCAAAGACAGCGACGAACCGGAAGGCGCAAGCTGGCTTTCCAAGAGCGCTCAGGAGCACAAAGACCTGCTCGAACAGACCGGGGCATCGGGCGGTTTCTTGGTGCCGGTCGAGTTCCGGCCTGAACTGCTGGGCGCGGTGTACGAGGCCAACCCGATCCGGCAGAGAGCAACCGTGATCCGTATGAGCCGGCGCCAGTTGGCTATGCCGACGCTCGATCAGACCGGAACGACGGCAGGGCAGACCAGGCAGCATGGCGGCATCGTGGCAAGCTGGACGGAAGAGGGTGTAGCCAAGAGCGAGACGCAGCCGGCTTTCCGGCAAATCAACCTCGTTGCCCACAAGTTAGTGTGCTATACCGAGGCGTCTGACGAGCTGCTTGCTGATGAAGCAGTGGGCTTGGTTTCGTTCTTGCAGGGTCAGATGGGCTTTGCCGGGGCCATCCGTTGGGAAGAGGAATACTGCTTCTTGCAGGGCACCGGGGCCGGGCAGCCGCTTGGCGTTCTGAATGCCGGCGTGACGATCACCGTTGCGCGTGCAGTGGCTGGGCAGATCAATCTTGCCGACATCTTCAATATGGTCAGCGTCCACCACGGCGACACCCCGGTTTGGCACATTAGCCGGGGCGCGATGCCGCAACTGCTCAACCTGAACGGGCCGGCGGCCAACCCAAGCTATGTGTTCATCCCCAATGCGCGTGACGGTATGCCGGGCACCCTGTTCGGCTTCCCGATCATGTGGACCGAAAAATTGCCGCGTCTCGGGCAGCCGGGTGACATCCTGCTGGCTGACTGGTCCTATTACCTGATCGGAGATCGGCAGGCAACGACCATTGACAGCTCCATGCACTACCGATTCCAGTACGACTTAACCGCGTGGCGTGCCGTTCACCGTGTGGACGGTCAGCCCTGGCTCAGTGCGCCCTTGACGCTGGCTGATGGCGTAACGCAGATCAGCCCGTTCGTCATCCTCGGCGCGGTGGCGAGCTAGGAGGGATAAGAGATGCCATACACCGAAAGATTCAGCGAAGTTCATCAGGTTGGGGCCGAGCTTTACCCGGCCAACCGGGCGATCGGGGTTTACCAGACCGCTTGGTTCAATATGTCCATCCACCACAGGGCCGCGTGTGTCCTGAAAGTGGGTGTGATTGCAGCGGCGGGAACGGTTGACCTGATCCTCCAAGAGGCGCAGGACGCAACCGGAACCGGGGCCGCGGCTATTGCCGGCAAGGCAATCGCGCAGTTGACGCAGGCGGGCGGCGATGGCAACGATGTGTGTATCATCGAGCTGAGGACCGAGGAGATGACGCCGGGCTTTGACTTTGTGAGAGCACAGCTTACCGTTGCTGGCAACACAGCGCTGACCGATGTGACCACCTACGGGATCATCAACAGGTATGCGCCTGTTGCCACCACGTTGGTTACTGAGGTCGTGCCGTAATCGTGTTCGTGCGCCGGGGGCAGTTTTCTGGCGCTTTCCTGGGGTGGTTGGGCGTCTACCCCCCGCCCGATCACCCCGCCAAAGGGGGTAGAGCGTGGCCCTAGTACAGGTAAGAGCGGTCACCGTCATTATGGCGGCCGACGAAACAGGCACCTTAAAAATCTATCATCCTGGGGATTGGGTTGGTGTAAGTAAGCAACGGGCCATCGAGCTGCTGGAGAGTGGGCAGGCCGAAATGCCTGAGCAAGCGCAAGCACAGCGGGCGCTCTCTCAGGACTTGGCCGATTGCGGCATCTATGTGCTCGATGGCTCGATCCGGGACGCAAAAGGCATCATGGGGCACCACGATCTGGATGCGTGCGAGTACAGTGGATCGCTCCGGCTGCCCTGGGAGCGCACCTTGATATGGAGCGCGGCGAGGCCAATCGAGCCAAAGCAGGTGGCACTTGGCTTTGTGCGCGTGGAAGATACCGGGCAGTATGCCAGTTGGGAAGTGGCGGCGATGTTGCGCGGCAACGAGATGCTCGCCAGCGAGATCGGGGATCGATCGGAGCAGAACAAGACCAAAGTTGCCATTGGCGATTTGCGCTTGCCGGTGTACGATACGGCTGCTGTATGGGTGCGAAAGACCGAGGCAACGGAGGCACTGATCGATGCCTGGGACCGGGAGCGCAAGGAATCCCCCGATGCGCCCGAGCACGCTTTCTTGAGGGCGCTTTACACACATCGGGTATTGCTCTGCTCTCTACCTGCCGGATGGTTGGGCAGGTGGCGAAGGTAGTATGACGTTGATCAATCCCGGTGTGGTGTATGTGGCCTACGGGCAAAAAGCGCTCCAAGAGGCGCGTTTCTCGGCTGAATCCCTGACAATGGTCCACAGAGAATGGCCGGTAGTGGTCATCAGCGATCACGAGGTTGGATGGGCGCCGAGCATCGAATGGGCCGACCGAGGCACCCCGGGCCGGTGGGCCAAGGTGAATCTTGATGTGCTCTCGCCATTTGAGGGCACACTTTTCTTGGATGCTGATACTCGTGTCTATGGTGATCTGCGGATCGGGTTCAACCTTCTCGAGCGCGGTTGGGATATGGTCATGGTCCACAGCCAACCGCAAGGCGGGGCGCTCCTGGGGCACCTGACAGACCATGAACGGATTGTCACGCTTTCGCAATGCTCCATCGATCCGTTGCAGCTCAACACGGGCGTGATCTGGTTTCAGAAGTCCGAGCGGGTGCGGCGGCTCTTTCGAGAGTGGCGCGTGGAGTGGGAACGATTCAAGGACAAGGACCAAGGGGCGCTCTTGAGGGCACTTGAGAAGTGCAAGACGAGCATTGCCCTCCTGGGCAGGCCATACAATGGCGGCGCGGTGGTGGGGCATCGGTTCGGGGCGGCAAGAGGATGATCACCATCGTGATGCCGACCATCAAGCCCAAGAAAGCGCAAGACACAATGGCCCTGGCGCAGCTCACAGCAGGTTGTGAGGCACAAGCACTGATTGTTCACGACCAGAAGCGGCAGGGATTTAGCCGGACGGTCAATGCCGGGTGGAAGCAGGCGCCGGGCGATGTGATGATCCTGAATGACGACATAGAATGGTTTCAATACGGGTGGCTCAGAATCCTGGCTGATGCGCTCTACTCCGATCCGACGTTCGGCATCGTGGGGCCATCGGGGCGCTCTAGCACGCGACCGATGTGCGATGGTTGGCCGGGGCAAAGCGGTATCGAAGTAGTGGATCACCTGCCCTTTTGGTGTGTCTTGGTCAAGCGGCGCTTGACTGAATCGATCGGCTACCTTGACGAGCGCTTTGCCCACTATGGCAGTGACAACTACTACTGCCAGATGGCCAAGAAAGTGGGCCTCCAATGCGCCTGGGTGCGCGATGTGTACCTGAAACACACACACCACGGCAGTGGGTTGGTTCATCGGTGGAAGGAGATCGATGATCTGGTATGGCAACGGCTGAGAATCCGACTCTAATCTACCTGCACATTCCCAAGTGCGCCGGCACAACGATGATGCCGATCTTGAGGGCCAACTATGGAGAGGGCTTCTATCGGGTAGGCAATGGGGGCGCGTGGCGAAAGTTCCACAAGCGACCTTTGGAGCAGCGAAAGCAGATCACCTGTCTCACTGGTCACATGCCGTGGGGACTATGCCAATATGTGCAGGCCCCCTACCAACACGCGGTGATGCTCAGGAACCCGGTAGATCGGGTGGTATCGCTCTACTGGTTTGTGCGCGGGTTCAAAGCGCACAAGTATCACGACCTGGCGCGGCGGCTTTCGTTGGTAGAGTTCGCTACAAGTGGCACGTTTGCCGACTTGGACAACGGCATGACTCGCTGGCTGGTTGGGCGCGGCGATTGCGGGGCGCTCAAGAATCAGGGGGCCGTAACCGGGGCAGACTTCGAGATGGCCTTGGAGCACTTGAGGGCGTGCAAGGTGGTGGGCATTGTAGAGCGCTTTGACGATGGCTTGAGCCGGATGGCGGCGGCGTTCGGGTGGAAGCACACCCAGTACAAGCGCAAGATGGTGAACAAACATCCGAGGCCGACAGCGGAAGAGGGACAGATCCTTGCTGAATACAACAGGTGGGACATGGCAATTTATAGGTGGGCAATCGGGCAATGAAGATCGTTGTCTACACCGCCATCTTTGGCAACATTGACAAGCTATGGAGCGTCTACCCGCTGGCAGCCGGAAAAGCCGATTGGGTGGCATTCTCGGATCAGCCCCTAAGAGAAGTGGGCTTGTGGACCGATGATAACCCGCCCCAAGTCAGGCAGAGCACGGGCTTGATGGGTGCGCTCCCAACCTGGGAGATCCGAAGAGTGCCCCAGTTGGCCGGGCCGAGGAAAACAGCCAGGCACTACAAGGCACTCCCCCACCGCTACCTGATGCCTGCCGATGTGTGGATTTGGGTAGACGGCAACGTGCGCCCGATGCTGACGCCGGAGGAGATGGTGAGAGAGTACCTTGGCAGTGATGACCTGGCTATCTTCCGGCATCCAGAGCGCGATTGCCTGTACGAGGAGGCCACTTTTTGTGCCGAGAAAGGCAAGGACGATCCAAAGGTGCTCAGGCAGCAAGCACGGCTCTACGAGGCCGAAGGGATGCCGCACCATTGGGGGCTTCCAGAAACCCGGTGCGTCATCAGGAGGAACACGGACAAGATCAAGGCACTGGGTGACCTGTGGTGGCACGAGCTGCTTGAGCACTCAGTGAGGGATCAAGTCAGTCTGCCCTACTGCTGTTGGAAATTGGGCTTGAGATGGCGTGAGATTCCGGGGCGATGCTTTGTCGGGAACACGCACAAGCACTTTCACTATGTGAAGCATCATGCCTGATAACTGGCATCCTGATATGCCTCAAGAGTACCGGAATGCCATAGTGACCGGCGATGCGCGGGAGCTTGCCAAGAGGATACCGGACGAGAGCGTGGCGCTATGTTTGCACGATCCACCGTTTGGGATTGGATTCAAGTACGAGAATGGATACCAAGACGATCCAGAATTGTATCTCGCCTTGCTCAAATGGACGATTGCAGAGAGCACACGCATCACGATGCCCGGCGGCCTGTGCTTTGTGTTTGTCGCGCAACTGAGGTTGCGCGACGTTTTGCCGCTCTTTCCAGAGGATGCGCGAATCTTTGCGGCGTGTAAGAGCTTTGTTCAATATCGGCCTGTGCCTGTCCAATTCGCCTATGATCCGGTGATATTCTGGCAAAAACTAGGACCGTCGCCTATTGAATGTTTCGCTGGACGCCGGGACTGGCATACGAGTGAGCTAACGCCAGCATCAGCGCAATGGCGCGCGGGAGCATTTGCAAAGTGTCCCCGACCTCTTGACACCATCATCTATATGGTCGAGAACTTTTGTCCAGAGGATGGCGTGGTTGTGGATTTCTTTATGGGAAGCGGCACAACGGCAGTAGCAGCGAAAGTAACGGGGCGTGACTGGACAGGCTTTGAGCTGATGCCAGATACAGCAGAACAGGCACGCCAACGAGTGAGCGACGTGTATCCTTTGTTCGTGCCGGAGCCGGAGCAGCTAGAGTTTCAACATGCTTGACGTATTCAGTCCACCATTGAAATACTATGTGAGCAAGATCGAGGGCAAAGAGCCGTTCACGTTCATTCGCCTGGGTGATGGCGAGTGGTCGGCTATCAAGCAGGATCGGAACATTACAAGCTCACGCTCTCAGACCTTGAACCATACCAGTCTGCAACAGGGGATGATCAAGGTGATCACCAGGGCACCGGACAACCCGCGTTACATCCTGGCGCTCAGGCAGACCAGCTACCGGGCAGGCATTACCGAGTGGCTTGAGCAGAATACGCCGGCGTATGTCCGGTGGCACGATTGCACGGTGTTCTACAAGGCCAGCAAGAAGGGGCAGCTCTACCCGTTCATCAAGGCGCTGAGGGAGCTTGAGGTGCCTATTGTGGTGATCGGCCCCGAGCGCTTGCGGGGGCTTGATGGGAAGGTGTTCCCCATTGCCCGGCACGTCGTCATACCCAACAAAAACTGCTGGGCAATGAGGGAGAGCATCTTGAGGGAAGCGCTGATCAGCCAAGACCCGGCCTTGTACTCGATCACGGCAGGGCCTGCTGGCAAGGTGTTTGCG